CCCAAGCGAGATTTTCAGCGTCGCACCCTTGGGCGGAAACTCGATCTTGCCGTCCCGATCGTCGAGTTCGATCTCACACTCATCAGCGTCGAGCCCTGGCTTGTCGACCGTATGGATGCGTAGCACACGATCCTCAATCACCTTGGTAATGTCGTCGCCATTGGCGACGATCTGGAATATTGCCTGCATACTTCCCCTCCCGATTTACGCCGCGCTAGGTCCACAGTTGCACCGGTTCACTACGTGGCACGTCGACATCCGGCAGCGTGATCGTGATGCCCGCCATGAACGGCTGTTCCCGTGCAGCAAGGCCGGGATTGGCTTCGTAGACGGCCTCAACCATCCCGGTCACCGAGCCGTACACCGCGTAACAGATCTCGTCGAGTACGTCGCCGTCAGACGTTCTTATAATCTTCGCCATAGCGGCCAAACTCCAGGCTAAAGGTCTGTTTCCGCGGAGCGCCGTCCGACATCAGCGCCTCCTGCTCCTCCTCGACCGCCTGCAGATACCAGCGGCCGAGCACTTCACCGTAGCCGGTTGTCAATTGCACCGGCAGCATGCGATCGCCGATCGCACGCAAGGCGTCGAGCTGCTTCGCTCCCGCACCAGACGCCGCAAACACAACGCCCGACAGCGTGATGGTTTCGCCGCCCTGACTGACCGCCTGCAGCGCCTCCTGACGGTTCAGACGCTCCTGCGAAGCGACCTTGTATTTTGTGGTGCGCCGCAGCTTGTCGAAGGCCGCGGTCGACAGGTTGAAGTGGAACGTGTCGCCCTTGTCCGAGCTCAGCGTCATCAGGTGCGGCGTCGCTGTCGCGGCACCGTCAAGCTGGCCGGAGAACAACGTCCCCGCGCCAGTCGACGTCGCGAGCGAGCCCGGTGTCGGCGTCGCCTTGATCCCTGCCCACGCGTTGAACTTCGTGCGGACGTCACCGAGCGCGCCATTGACCGCTTCGGCGGCGGATTTGATGGTCGCGTTACTGGATGCAGTCGCCATCTTCAGCACGCTACCGACCGATGACTGCACGGCGTTGAAGCTGCGCACAGCGGTGCCCACCTTCGGGTTCACGTCGCTCGCCACCGACAGCGCACTGCTCGCGCCGGAAAGCAATTCGGCAGCGCTATCAAGGTTTCCTGTCGCCAGCTTCTGCAACACAGCGACGGTATTCGCGCTGGCCGGGCGGTTGCGCTCATAGACACGGTTCATGCTTCGCACGCGCTCCGTCGCGATGCTCGCCTGCGTCGCCGCCTGCGTGATCTGTCTTTCAAAGTCCACGACGTTTCCTTATTGTTGCTATAGATGAGGCGAATCAAACATCGCCGAGCGGTTGTTCTTAGCGAGTTGATCCTTCATCATGCGTTGCAGTTGCGGCGAGACCTTCGCGAGGAAGCGGTCGGCCGCATCGCTACTGGGTTCACCCTGCATCACTACGTGAAAGACTGGCGCGAAGGTGTTCTGCTGGTCGACCTTCATGGTGGGTTTGGCGGCCCCGACGGGCTTTTCCAGCGCCCTGGCTTTTGCAACGGCATCGGCAGCAGGCTGTGCATCATTACGGGAGAACGCCCATTTTGCAGCAGCCCCCAAGGCCTTCTCGCCGGCATAGGTGCCGATCGCCCCACCCACGATACCGCCGATCGCCATCCCGATCGGGCCGCCCACAGCCCCCACCAGTGCACCGGCTTTGGCACCAAGCACACCGCCCGCGAGACTGCCGGCGATACCGCCGAAGCCTCTCGCTTTCTCCGCCCGGGTATCGTTGCTCGTTGCAACTGCATAGGCGTTGGTCGCCGCCAGACCAACCTTGAGCACCGAGCCTGCCACCGCCAGCTTGCCGGCGTACGGCATGACGCGGCCGACCAGACCACGGGCAGCGCCCAGGACGCGTGCGAAGCGACCGCCCTTGCCTGCTGCACGACCCGCACCGCCGGCAACCTCGCCGAGTTCGCCCGCGATCGCACCCGCTGTGCCACCGAAGCCACCGCCTGCGCCGCCGACACCCGGTAGGTTTACGACGAAGACGCGTTGCACGCCGCCGACGGCAGCGCCACCCAGCGCGTCCATCACCCGGCCCATCGGACCGCCCTTGCCTCCGCCTGCACCACCGATCGCCGCACCCGCACGACCTCGACCGACGAGGATCGAGCCCCGCGCGATGTCGAGTGCTCCGCGCCCGATCTGGAAAAGCGATTTCGCCCCGCGATACGCAATGAAGCCCGCTGCAACGCCAGCAACGGCCATCGTCGCCTTCGGCGCCGCATCGGTAATCTTCGCGAGCCCTTCGCCGGTGGCCTTCGTTGCATGGCCCACGGCATCGGTAACGGGACGCAACGCGTCGCCGATACTACGCATCGCGTCATTCCACTGCTGCCCGACCTCGCTCCAGATCTGCTTCGACGCATCGCGCCGGTCGGCAAGATCCTTCACGATCTCACCACTGGCCTGCGCCGATTCCTTCTTCAGGCGCTGATACAGATCGGCGTTCTGCAGGTAGGCCGTCAGTGCCGCCTTGACCTGCATGTCGTTGAAGAGATCACCGGTTTTCATGGTGTCTTCGAATGCCGCGATCTGCGCGCGGCGCTTCTCCGGATCCGACTCGCGGTTTATGCTCTTCGCGGCATCGGCAAGCTGTTTCGCTTTCGCGGGATCGGTGCGCTCGATGTACGCACGCGCCAGAACGAAGGAAGCCTCAAGCGTCGACCAGCCCTTGCCGATCGCTTCGCGCATCTTGGCTTCGTAGTCGACGCCGGCCTTTTTGTAGTTGCTCGCGGTTTCATTGGATCCGATCTTTGAAAACCAGTTTTTGAGATTGTTCGCCGCTTCGTCTGCATTGCCGGCCGTCTTCATCTGGACCTGCAGCATCGCACCGAGCTGGGTCACCGAGTCCTGTCCGGTGATGCCGATCTTCTGCATTTCGGCAAGCAGCACGGGAAACCAGCGGGCCATGTCGGCCGACTCGAACGAACCTTCCTTGCCAAGAAACGCAATGGCCTCGAAAGCCTTGCCCATCTGCGCCGGATCCGCGATGCGAGCGTTCTGCTGCAGCGCCTGGATCATCCGAGCGGTTTCAACGGTGGTCGCACCCTGACCGATGGAAAACTTCGCGGCCAGCGGTGCGAAATCGAGCGCACGGTTCACGTCCATGCCGGCGGCGACCATCTGGTTCACGGCGTCGGCAAGCTCATTTCGACCGATACCGTTCGCCGAGGCATCATGACGGATACGGCGTCCCATCGTCGCTTCCTGCTCAGTGCGGGCGATGCCCGCCTTGATCGCAATGTCGCGGATGATCGCCTGATAGTCTGCTGAGATCGCGGTCGGGACAGCGACCGCAGCAGAAAACTTCACTGCGTCGCCGATCGTGCCTCGAACCCCTTCGCGGCCTGCCGCAATGCGTTCGTGACCAGCGGCCTTCAGGTCGAGTCCGCGCGCGGTGCGCCCGAGTCGCTGATACGATCTGTCAAGCCGGTCGACTTCGACGCCGGCTTCACGAAGGGACCGCAGGTTCGAATCGATCTTGCGACGGATATCCTCCGCCGCTGAATCGCCCGCCTGATGCAGCCGGCGGAACTCGTCTTGAAGTTTGATCGTGTCGCCGATCGTGCGCTGCCAGAGCCGGGTGTCGCTCGCCGTCTTCTTCAGACCGACAATGCGCGAGCTCGTCTCGGTGATCGCCTTGCCGAATGTCGCAGATACGGCACCGCCGATGATAATTCCCAGTGCGATGTCATTTGCCATCTCACACCTCATTTGATGCAACCGGCAGCGCCGGTTGCGAGTTCAGTCGCGCTCCCCCCGTTAGTCGGTCAGCCACCAGATCACGTCGTCGAGCGTCAACTCGTCGACATCACGCGGCGACATCCGCAGCTCGTTCACCAGGCGCTTCGCCAGCTTTTTGAGCGTCGGTGGGCTGATCCTTGCGAGGGGCTCGAAAGCGAAAGTAGGCATCCTGCAGGCGGTTGTAATCACCGAGATCCATGCCCTCCAGATCGTTCGGCGCGACCTCCGCCAGCGCTGCAAAGAGCGCGAGCTCCTGACCCGCCGGATCATCCGGATAGAGCTTCTGTGCAGCACGCTGGTCGCGCACCCTGGGTCGACGCAGCGTGATGCTGTCGCGCGTCACGCCGTCGAATGTCGCTGGGTAATCCAGCCTGACCGTTACCGTGTCCATCAAGCACCTCAAATAGAAACGGCGGGCAACACGTGCCCGCCGTCATTGAAAAAAGTTACTTTGCCGCCTGGCGAACCGATCACATGCCAATGGCCTTGCGAATCTCTGTGAGCTGGTCGACGCCGTTGATGATGCGCACCATACCGAGCGGATCGATCTCGTGTACTGCCACGCCATCGATCTCCAGCTTGTAGTACGTCAGCGATACGGTGAATTTGGATTCCACCTTTTCACCGGGCTTCCAGTCACCTGGATCGATCTCGGACAGCATGCCGCGCAACGTTGCCGCGACCGCCTTCGTCTTCCCCTGCAAGTCCTTGAATGCACCGCGAAAGACGCCGTTGAACGCCGTCGTATCGGCAAGCCCGAAGAAAACCAGCACCTCGCGCGTCATCGACGCCATCGCAAAGGAGGCCTCCATGGCTTCCATACCTAGGTCCATCTTCACGGGCGCATCCATGCCGCCGCCGCGATGCTCGTCGGTCTTGATCTTCAGCTTGGGCAGCGTCACCGAGGTCGACAGGCCGGCGAAGCCCTTGCCGTCGACATACAGGTTGTAGTTGGATAGTGTTTCCGGAATCACGCATCACCTCTCATGAGTGGGTATCGAGCACTTCGGTCAGCCACTGATTGGTGATCTCGAAGCGGAAGATGGGGTTTTCAGCGGGCGGCACATCGGTAAAGCGGATGTTCCAGTACACCTTGCCCTGTTCGAGCTGGCTTGCCGTATTCAATTCGGGATCGGCGTACACCTCGAAGTTGATCAGGGCACCCTGTCGCTTCAGGTCGCGCATGAACGCCTGCAGCCCCTTCGTGACGTCGTCGACGTAGGTTGCCGTAATGCCACGGTCGACCGCCCACTTATGCCCGGCGAGCACGGCATCCATGACGATATCGAGCGTACGCACACGCGTAACAAATGCCCATTTGGGGTCACTCGACAGCGTGCGATTACCCCACAGGCGATAGCCGCCGTCGCGAATGATCGTGGCGATCTTCGCGTTGTTCAGCAGATTCGCGCGGCAGGTCTCGTCGCCGTCGAGGAATTCGATCGGCCGTTTCGTGCCGGTGATGTCCGTGAGCTCCTTGTTCGACGGTGACGCCCAGAAACCGATGCTGGCATCCGTCTGGCAGAAGAGGCCAGCAGCGTATGACGAGGCGGGCGCATCGGCGTCGGCATTCGCCGTCGTGTCCCAGTACGTCGCGCCCGGATCGACCATATACAGGCGCTTGCTGCCGAAGTTCGCCGCGTAGGTGATCGCGGCCTCGTCGTCGGTGTTCGGACCGTCGATAATGCCGATTGCGCGCAGCTTGCCCGCAAGCGAATCCATTGCAGTCGCGACGGCCTGCGTGGAAGAGAAGCGCGGTGCAAGCAGCAGGCGCGGCTGCACGTTGTATTTCGACTTCGCATCGAGCAGCGACTGCAGGCCGGTACGGGCGCCGCCGGCAGTGACTCCGCCGATGATCGCCGAGGTGAGCGCTGCAACCTCACCTCCGGCAGCGACGCCTGTTGCGACAATCACAGCCTTGCTCTGCGCGTAAATCGCGCGCGCAGCCTGTGCGATCGCGCTGCGCTCGCCGAACGCCGCGACCGCCTCCCGGTAGCTCGTAAGCTGGACAGGCACGTTCGGCGACGCCAGATCTGCGCCCGGAGTGTAGGTGTTGACCATGCCGACGATCGACGAGCTCGGCACGGCGATCGTGCGCGGTCCGGAGTCGACCAGCGAGACGGTGACGCCATGAAAAAACGATGTTGCACCCATTAAGTCTCTCCAAAAAAAAGACCGCCCCGAAACACTCTTCGGGGCGGTCATCGGTGGGGGATACGGCGTCAGACGGTCGGAACGTGCTCGGCCTTCGGCGAATCGTCGGCTGGCGCTGTTGGGGTTTCCAGAACCGGCGTCGGCGGTGGATCGTATGGCGCGGGTTCATCGGGCCAGACAACAGCGTTGGGGAACGTCTCGCGCGTGATCGCACGCTTGAGCGCCTCCTGGTAGGCCGTCCAGACCTGATACTCATAAAATTCCTTCGCCAGCAGCGTGCGGGCCGCGTAGGCGTCCGCTTTCCCGTCTGTCTTCGCCAGCGCGATTGCCATGCGTCGGTCAAACTCAGCCATCGCCGGCGCACTGGCTTCTTCGAACGGCATCGGGTCAGCCGGCCAGCTCACCGTTTCGGGAAACCCTTCGGCCTGGATGGCTCGAACCAGGTCGAGCTGATACGCGGACCAGGCCCGGAAATAGTAGGCATCGGAGACTGACAGGAGGCCCGCCGCATAGGCATCGGATTTGCCGTTGTTCATCGCCCGGGCACGATTCATACGCATATCAAACTCGGCCATGGCCGCCGCGCGGACCTTTGTCGCGATCACGACCGGGTCGATTGACCATTGCCCATCGCGCCATGCGTACTCGTCGGAGGGACGCCGCGTTTCCGTCAAGCCATGCTCGGCCGGTGTCGTGCCGGCAGCGAGGATCTCGGCCGCTTCGCCGTTGTCCTGCCGGTAGAGCATCCGGCCGCGATAGTCGGGCAGCAGCTTCCATGCGCCGTCGCGCCAGAACGGCCATTCGAGGTGCTTGCGTTCCGGTAGCGCGTCGGTAGTGCTGAATGCCGGCACGAGCCAGCGGCCCATATTCAACGGATCGGAGTCAGCGAGCCGGCTAGACGTGTACTGGCCCGTTGTGGCGTCGTATTGGTGAATCAGCATCGTGTGGTGGTCCTCAATGGCGTCTGTTAATAAGCGCGGATCATGGCGAGCAAGGCGATGTTGCGCGGGCGTGCCTCAGCGCCGCCGTCAGCGTTGACAGTGATGGTGTGTGCGTGTGCGCCGGCCGAGCCGATGCCTACGTTGTGGCCGTGATTGCCGGCGCCGTCTGTATCGAACGAGTGGGCATGGCCGCCCGCCCATCCGGTCACCGGCATAACCGGGTTGTCTAGTGAAAAGCCGCTATTCAGACTGCCGCGATCAGTGTCGTTAGTGCTCAGCGGCACGGGCTGCGAAAAACCGTGCTGATGGTCGCCGACCCACGACGTGCCGCCGTGGTGGCCGTGCCATCCCTGCGCGTCCGTCCAGGCGCTATGGAGGTGATCGCCAATGGCCGACGAACTGGCCCCGTGTGCGTGAGAGCGGTTCTGACTGTCCTGCCATGAACCGATTGCCCGCGAAGCGTCAATGCCGCGCCCGTCATCCCAGCAGCGCAAGTGTTCGCCGCGTAGCTCCGGGATGCGGAACGTCGATGCGCCGTCGCCGCCGGAGAAACACGCCCAACTCCCGCCTGACCACGCCGCCTCGGTCACAAGCGCGCCGCTCGCCTGCGCATAGGCCCACAAGGCCGGATAGTCCGCTCGGTTCAGCAACGCGCCGTTAGCCTTGAGAAAACCCGCGCGTGCGGATGTGCGTGGCTCCATGACGATCTGCCCGATCGATGCTGAGGCGATCGCGGACGTCACCCATGCGGTCGTCGCGTACAAGGTCGAGCTGTCGCCGGCGGCCGGGGTCGGCCCTGTCGCGGCCTTATTGAACGCGGTGCCGGTCGGCGAGAAAGTCACCGTCGGCACGGCGTTGCACGTAATCCCGAACGAACCATCGTTGACGTGATAGATGCCCGTATCTGATGCGCCATCGTTGGTGAACGTCAGCGATGGTGCGGAGGCGCTCCCTTCGTCGAGAAACAGACGTTTGCCTGCAGTAAAGGTCACGTCACCGATAAACGACGCACCGGTGAGCGCTGCATAGCGCTTTGCCGCTGTCTTCGGCGTGACGGCGCGGGTGTCGTCGTTGCCGGCGTCGGTTTCGGCCTGCGTGGCCAGCTCGACTACGCCCTGCCGTTCGGTCGTCGCCGGCGGGTTCGTGAATGACGCATCGCCGAACACAAGCTGCGCCGCGTCGATCGTGGTTAACTGCACATCGGCCGACAGCAATACCATTGCCTGCGGCGATTTTTCCATGATCGGCGTGGTCTGCCCGTAGGCCGCCGCGAGCACACCATTTTCGAGATACAGGCCGAACCCGTACAGCGTGAACTGGTCAGCCGTATCGTCTTTCAACGTCACATGAATCGTATCGGGCGCGACGTTTTCGCCGGCAAACGTCGTGATGCGCTTGCGCTCGTTCGGCAAGGCTTTCATCGATCTGTCAGCGACAAAAGCGGCGGTTGCGAGTCCGATCTCGACGATCCTGTGTGCGGAGGTGCCCGCGTTGCCAGGGGCGACAAGCGCTTCGCGCCCTGCGTCAGTGACAGTAATGAGGTTTCCTGCCATGTGTCAGATATCCGTGAATCTATCGGTCAATGAGAGGCGTCGATACAGGGCCGGCCGTACTGCCGCCGCGACACGCTGCGTGCCCTGCATCTCAAAACCTTGAGTGAACGTGTAGTGCGCGCTCGCGCGCTTGGAACGTTCGATCTCCGCGATGATGTCGGCGACAAAGGCAGCCGTCGCCGGCAATCCGTCACGCGCGCTTACCGTCATGACGATTTCGAACGTACCGGGTTTTCCCGGCGGGTCCATCTCGAACCACTCGCGCAGGGCAAGATTTCCGCCGAATGTCGCGATGACTTCGCGTACGGCAGCAACGGTGCCCTTCTTGCGTGCGATCGGAATCGCCGCCTTCACGCGCGCGCGCTTGACCTGTTCGGGCCAATAGTCTTTCCACGTGTCGATGCCAAGGTGCCAGGCCAGCCACGGCAGCAGTGCGAGCGGGATCGTGTCCGGGTTCATCAGGTCGGCGAGCGGAACGGGGATGTCGGCGCTACGAGCGCTGGTCGCCGCGATGCTTCGTTCGAGTGGCGTCGCATTGGAAGGAAGCAGACCGGCCGGCAGCAGACTATTCATTGGATCCCCCGTCATACACGCCCCCGTCGATCAGCTCGATCGCGGTGCAGAACGTTGCCTGCTGCTTCGTGACCTTGATGCCGTCAGGTGGCGTTTCAAGAACGACCTTCTGCACACCGGCGACGCGGATCGCGGCATGCAGACCATCGGTGGTGACTTCCATGTCCAGCCGGTGCATGTCATCGGCATACTGCTGCGTACGTTTTCTGGACTCGGCGAGCACAACCGACCGGTCAGGACCGGCAAAGAACTTAAGCGTCGCGCGGATCTGGTACCGAATGACCTCCGCACTGCGCACTGTGACCTTGTCGGCGAGCGGTCGCACGTCATCGGAACGCAGCGCTTTCGTCACGATTTCGATGAGTTCGTCACTGGCTGTGCCATCGCCCTCACGCGACAGGATCGTGACGACGATTTCGCATGGGGCCGGACTGGTCACTGAAACCGAAAGCACACGACCGTCGGCATTCAACGCATGCGACCTGTAGGCACCCTCGGGACCCGCCACCGAATAGCCTTGCGGCGCAAGTTGCGTACGCACCCGCAGGTCGTCGTCCTTTTCCTTGAGCACCTCATCGCCGCTTTCCGCGTCGCCTGGCGGGTCTGGCGGCTTGATCGCCAGGCGCTTGATCCCAAAGAGCGCCGCGAGATGTTCAAGATCAGCACCCGTTGCAAAAGCGAGCATCACCGAACGCGAGGCATCGTTCACGCGTGCCCGGAAGCGCACCTCACGATATGCCGCCAGCTCGATCAGCTTCACCACGGGGTCGGATTCCAGTGCGGCATTCCAGTCTGAATAAATGCTTTTGAAGTGTCCGAGCAAGTCCTGATAGACCTCTTCGAAGTCGAGTGTCTCGACCACATCTGGCGGGTCAATCGCGGTCAGATCAATGGTTGTCACGTCGTCACCTCGAACAGAATTTCATCGCCCATGTAGACGCCCTGAATCCTGAAGGTCACACTACCGTCGAGGACCGACAGCACCGTGACGCGCGACAGCCTGATACGCGGTTCCCACCGCCCGACCGCACGCGCGGCTTCCGCCTGTACAGTCGATATCCACCCACGCGTAACGGGCAGATCAACCATCCGTGGGATGTCGGAACCGTATTCAGGACGTTCGCGGCGAGTGCCCCTGCGGGTCGACAGAATGTCGCCGATGCTCTGCTTCAGGTGAGCAATCCCCGTGATGGGCATACCCGTGCGCCGGTCCATGCCGATCAGTGCCTCCATGCTCAGGCACTCCTATCGACACGCTCGAAGTCGGCATGCTGAATGAGAAAGGTGACATGTTCGGGCTTTGACACAGCGACGACGCCTCGCTCGACAGTTAATGCGTCGCCATCCTGAAACACCACCGTACGCGACCTGTATACCTTGTCGCGAAATGTCACCACAGCGGACACCGCAGCGGCCTGTGGCGAACCAATGGCTTCATTGTCTTTCGGCATATCCATGCTCCAGAATGAAAAAAGCCCCGCACCGATGCGAGGCCAAAGTTACTATTTACAGACCGGTGCTACGCTTACAGTGGTTCGCTGGTCGGCGCGCCGTCGCCCTGTTCCCTATGGGTGTGATGCGGCAACGATTTGCCCTTCGAGGTCACATTGCCGGTGAAATCAGCATCACCATCGATCGTCGACGCCGCTCCGCCTGCGGTGTTCTTGCCTGTCATGCCGCCAAGAAACGAGAGCCGCTTCGCCGTCGTGCTGTTTCCGGTGAACGTCGAATCCGGCGCATCGACAAGCAGCTTCGGCGTGGTCTGCGTGATGCCGGCAGCCGTCAGTTCCATCTGCGTGCCGCCGATACGGAATACGATACGACCGCCTGCTGGCACCGAGAACACGTATTCATGCGTGTCATGGTCGTAGTGCTCATGCGCACCGTCCGGATAATCGGTTGCCGTCACGCTGGCCGACGCACCGTTTGCACCGCCATGCGTATCGCTGTAGAAGCCGGCCAGCACAAAGGCACCTGCCAGCGTTCCCGATGGGGCCAGCACGATCGCCTGCTCCCCCACCGACGGCGGGCACCACGTGCGCACCCGCCCCGCCGCCAAGGTCTTCCAGGGCAACAACGCGCTCACCCACTCTCCATTGCGGACCCTGCAGCGCGGTGGCTCGTACTGGACGCTGTCGACGACGCCGGCCTGCACGATGCTCGCGATCAACCGGTCGATCTCGCCAATGTCGTAGTCGCTCATATCGAGGTACCCACAACACCAGGCTGATCCTGCGCTGGATTCCAGTAAGCGGCCTGCTGACCCGTTGCCGGATCGACACCCCACACGACCACTGCACCATCAGGCGGAAACGGCGGCATGACTTCGCCGAGGTCAAACTCGTGCGTCCACTCGACCAGCCAGACGAGATACACGTCGAGCTCCGGCCGGAACGGGTCTTCTGCGATCTGCACCAGTTTCGCGGGCGTCACTGGCACGTCCCAGGTTTCGGCATGGATCGCCTTCGCGATCCGCGCAGCCAGTTCGCGCACCGCGAGGTCTGCGCCATCGACAAGCGGGTCGAAAATCGCACGAGCCTGAAAGCGCCCGATCAGCGAGGTCTGCCCCGTACCGGGGTCATGTCCCGGCTCCATCTCCGACAGCTCGATCACAATGCACGGCGTCGGGATCTTCCTGCCGAGCTTCGGATACGCGTCGATGAATTCCATGTGGACGATCTTTGCGCGCAGTCCGCTTACGATCGCATCGTGAAGTGTCTTGAGGTTATCGAGCACGGTTGATCTTCCCGCTGTTGATCTTTCCCAACGCCTTCTGGATTTCGTAGTTCACTTCCTGCTTCAGGATCGTCATCAGCCGCGCTTCACACAGTTGCGCGGCACGCCTGAATGCAGGGTCGCCAGACTTCGACCAGTCGACGGTCACCACCTCGAACGGTGTACGGGCCTTACCCGTTCGACGATAAAGGGGACCGTCCGGCTTCGCCTTCGTCTGGCGCCATGCGCCTTCAAACGTCAACCGCCCTGCGCGCATGCCCTTGTTCGTCCGTGACACAGCGCCGATACGGTGAGCTTCTACGGGATTCAGACCCAGCCAGACCTTTCCCGTATCGGCCGAACGCAGGAAAAAGTACATCCGGCTTCTGATGACCTTTTGCGGGATCCGGGTCGCGGCCGAGACTTCCTTACCCGTCTGGCTCTTGATCCATGCTGCCGTCTTGCGGAGCGTGCGCCGCCACGCGGCCTGCATGGCGGCGGCGGACAGCCCCTCAAGTGCGGCGGTCACGCCCTTGATGTCGATCTCGACCTTGAGTCTGTCCATGATCACCCCCTGAGCAACAGCACGGTCCAGCCAGTGCCATCCGGCTGCAGTTCAAAAACACGATATCTGTCACGACCGACATCGACGATGCTGCCCTCACGAATGTCGGTCGCGTCAGCATCACGTACGCTTACCTGCGGATGATCGAGCTGCGTTCGCTGGTGTCCAAGATCCGGACCAAGCCAGGGAGCAGCGAACATGCCGGGCACCGGCACGCCGTCGACCGTGATGTCGTCGTCTGCCAGATCCCGGACTACCGCAGCGTCGAGATCCACGACGAGGTCGCGGAACGCCATATGTGCTCCCGTGCGTCCGTTAGGCCGTCAGCTTGATGACGGCCTTCGGACGCGTGCACAGGTGGATCGGATTGGATTGCGCCTCGAGCTCGACGCCCTTGCCGAAGTCCATCAGTTCCTGTTTCGCGTAGTACGGCAGGCCATTCGTGTTGACCGTTTCCATGTAGTCCGCCGGCGCAAACCGCGTGATAAAAAGCTCGGATACGCCTTCCGGCACGGCCCACGCTTCGTCGTCGGCCACATAGCCGATGTCGCCGACACGACCGCGATAACGTTCGAACGTGCAGCCACCGAATTCGAACGTGTCGCGGGCATCGCCACGCAGCGCCGACGCCATCGCGGTATTGAGGTAGGTTTCCTTGATCGCCTTCATCCCGATGAGGCGGTTCCAGAAGTTGCGACCGCACAGCACACGCACACCACTGAACGGCGTATTGCCGAGCGCGTCCTCGATCGTGTCGAGCAGATCCGCACACTTGATGCGGATCTCGGTGTCGGCCTTGCCCAGCTCGAAACTGATCACCGTCTGTTTGATGTTGAAACGGTCGAGCAGATCGGCCACGACCGTCTTGCCGTCGGCATCGAGAATCAGCCCCTTGACGGCGCCGATGCGGTGGAATTCGTGCGTCGCATCCAGTTGCCGGCGCATCTTCGCGAGGCGCTTGTTGATGACGGTCTGGATGGCTTCCATTTCGGTTTCGGAGCCGAATGCACGCAGGTTCTGGATCTCATCGGCACCGATCGTCGCGCGCTGCGGCAGGTGCACGGTGTTGAACGGGATCATGTTGCGCTTGCTGCCGACGACGACCGTGCCGGACGAGCCACGCTGTCCGGTCGGCACGAGTGCCAGCGTGTCGCCGTCGCGCTCAATCTGCACCACCGTGGTCGTGATGCCCTCTTCCTCGAACAGGCCAAGGGTCGCGAGCCGGCTCGGCACCTGCGGCTGTTCGTTGATCGCTGCACTGAGCGACGACAGCGAGAACGCGTCGTCGTTGAGAAGGGTAATGTCCGCCATAGGAACTCTCCTGAAGTATTTCTGATGCAACCATCGCAACGATGCGACGGTCACTGGATGCGACGCGAGCGCGCGTTCAGCGCACAATCACGAAGTGCGCAGCGAGATCGCTGCGGGCCGCGGCATCAAGCCCCGTGAGGCACGCCTGCGCAACCTCTGCGAGACGCACGATGCCGATCGCCGGCCGCGAATCAGTGGACGCAGGCAGCGGCCCATACAGGATCGCAGTCGCGATTTCGGAACCATCGGTTGCCGTGTTGTTATACGGCGCGTATTCGCCAGTGCCGGTCGTGCCAAGCAGTTGCCCGGCCGGCAGTGCGTCACCCTTCACGACGATGATCTGCTCGCGCGAGATACGGCCCTCGCCTTCCGACAGGAGAAACTCGCGGGTATTCATGCCCTGGGTTTTGATGGTGGTCATACAGCAGCTCCTTCCGTGTGCCCCGATGGGCCGTTATCAAAGTGACTTGGGGTGACCATTGCCGCCCTTGCGAGCGGCATAGATCGACGACGCTTTCGGACCCGGCTTCGCACCCTGCGGGGATCCACCCGCGTCGTCCGGGCCCGGCTGCTGCCGGTTATTGACGCGCGGCTGCGCCTGGGTGACGCGATCGAACAGCCGCGCGCGCACCTGATCGGGATTCAGCCCGTCGCCTACAAACTGCGCGGTCAGCTCCGGCAGCTTCGCCGCGAAGCACAGGCCCGCGATATCCGCAGCGTTGCTGATCGCCGCATCGATCGTTGCGCGATCTTTCAGCGCGGTCAGCGCCACGATGCTTTCCGCACACGCCGACAGGTTTGCTGCCCTGCAGGCGTTAAACACATGGGCGGCAAGCACACCTGGCTCCTCCCGCACGGCAACCGGGCTCGGATCCTGCGGCGCGGGCGAAGGTGGGACGACTGCCGGCGGAGAATTCGAGCCCGGCGCGGCGGGTTCGGTTGGGTTGGTCGGCACCGTTCCCGCCGTTGTCGCGGAGGTGTCGTCGACAAGCGCCTGCACTGACGACGGCGCACTCTGAAAGCGGGCGAGCAGATCGGCCGCACGGGCAGTCGCGGCGAGCTTGACCGGCGCCTCGATCTCGTCGGCAAAACCGGCCTCTTTCGCTTCGGCAGCCGTCATCCACGTTTCCGCGTCAAGCATGGCGGTCAGCTCTTCGTCGGTCTTGCCGCTCTTGTTGCGATAGGCTGCGAGGATGCCGTCGCGTGCCTTGTCCATCGAGTCGGCCGTCGCGCGCAGATCCGACGCGGTGCCGAGTGCCACCGTCCACGGGTTGTGGATCATGAGCATGGCGTTTTCCGGCATCACGATGCGGTCGCCGGCCATCGCGACGAGCGACGCCGCAGATGCCGCGACTCCGTCGATGCGGGCGGTCACGCGGCCCGCATACCGGCGCAGTGCGTTGTAGATTGCGAAAGCATCGAATACGTCGCCACCGGGCGAGTTGATTGCGACCACGACCTCCGCAGCACTCGCTGCGGCTTCGTCGAGCTGCGACACGAACGTTTTGGCGTCCGTGCCCCAGAAGCCGATCTCGTCATAGATCCGGATCTCGGCAACCGCGGAGCCTTGCGCGTTTGTCAGCGCCTTGATGTCCCACCACTTACGATTCTTCATCGAGGTTTCCTGCATTCATGTTGGTAAATCACCCGCCATATCGCGATCGCGCGGGTCGGTGTCGTATTGCAGGCCGAGCCGGTCGGCTCTGACGTTGTCAGCCGCGTTTTCTTCGTCAACCTGCTCCGGGTCTTCGCCCTGCTTGAGGATCGAGGCGGAACGGCTCGTGAGGCCGGCACGGATGGCCAGCTTCTGCGCGTTCACGTCCTGCACCGGATGGATGTACGGCCACCCCTGCGGCACCCATCGCACGCGCAGGAAGAGACGCCTCGACCGGTGGAAATCCGGCATCGGCATCGCCCCCGACAATGCACAGGCGTCGACCCACCATGCCCATACGCGCTGGCAGTACTGGTGGATAAAAATGTTCCATTGCAATTGCTCAATCGCACGGCGAAACTCGTTGAGCAGGACCCGCAGCACCCGATCGCTGACCTCGCGCAGATCACCTGTGAGAATTTCGTACGGCATGCCAACCGATGCCGCCGCGGCCATGAGCTGCTGTCGCATGAATGGGCCATAGTCGGCCCCTGCGCCCGGTGGCTCTGCAAACTTGACGTCTTCGCCCGGCGCAAGCTCCTGCATGGAGCCCGGTTCGAGCGAGACGATCGGCGAGAAACCATCGGCGTCATACAGCACCGGCTGACCGGTCATCGGATCAATATCGCCCGGCCCGGATGGCACCGAGGCCGGCTTCGTCACAAAGCCAGCGAACAGGTTGCTCACCTCCTGCCGGAACAGCACCGCATCGTCAAAATTGTCGAGTGAGTGCAGGCGCAGCAGCACGGTCGCCAGTTCCGGCACGCCGCGAATCTGTCCCGGCCGCAGTGGCTGGAAAACGTGAGCGACATCACCGGCCGGCACCGCCACGGTCGCCATGCCTGTCGCGTTCAGACGGTTATATTCGCCAGGATGCCGCCGATACAGGTGATACGCCACCCGCCGGTCGTCGCCGTCGAATTCGATGCCGTTGACAATCTCACCACCGTCCGGGCGGACCTCGTTCTTCTCAACGGGTAACTGGTCCGCCTCCATGAGCTGCACCTGCAGCGGCACGGACAGGCCGTCATCGAAACGGAAGCGTCGACGCAACAGCGTCTCGCCATCGCTGAAGAAGGCCCGCGCCGCAAGGGTCTGCTGGCCGTAGAAATCGAGCAGGCCATCTGCGTCCGCCTCCTTGACCCAGTCGTCCCAAAGTTGCTTTTGCTGTTTCGCAATCTCCTTGTCAGGATGCTGCGGGTGGGGTTGAATACCCGTGCCGATCGTGTTCGACACCAGCCGGGCGATGGCGGTCTTCGCCCATGGATCGTTGCGGATCGCATCGCGCGCGCGGCTACGCATGAGCGGCAGGTTCTGCACCGCCGCCGCATTAGGACCGGAGTTCGGCGTCTTCCACGACCGTGCGCGTGCGCCAGCGGAGCTTGCCGCCTCGTATGACGCCGCCTTGAGTCGCCCCGGTACAACAAAACCGCGCTGGGACAATGACGGATAGGCGCCGCTCATCTAACCCCCTTGCCGGCATTGCGCATCCGAACAATCCGGGAGCGCGGACGCTCGCTGTCAAGGGAGCGAACGATTTCGGTCTGCGCTTCGCGCAGCTCCGCGATGGACCGATACCGGACCTTGCGGTCGTGATACTGAACTTCGAGCTCGCCCTTCGCGATCGCACGCTGGATGCGATCAAGGTCCGCCTGTGTATAGGCCATAAGGTCACTCCTACCGGCGTTTCAGATACGACGAACGCCCCACCCTGCGCACCGGCATGCGGGTGAGATGGGGTTGCGTCGGTGAGGTCGTGCTCACCGGAGCCGGTTGCGGTTGCGAGGCGGCGTCGGGTGGCGTCGGTGTGGCATCGTTAGGGGGTGGGTCCGGCTGCTTTGCCGGTATCGCCTCATCGGCGTCATCAGGCACTGTTTCAGCCTGCTCAGCAGGCCGGAACAGATCATCGCGCTCGAGATTCGATTGCAGCGTCTCCCACTGGATCGCACGCCAGCGGGGAAGTCCGACGAACCACGCCGCCGCCATGTTGTAGACCGTCAGGTCGAGCACCTCATTGCGGGCCGTTTTTGGCTTCCACCATTCGCGCTTCGCCTTGCCGCCCACCCACTTCGTGACGAGCCGCTCGACCGTAAGCTGGTCGAAGAAGTCGGCCGGTAACTCCGGTGAAAAGTGGACACGATGCGCACCGCGACCTTCGAGCTTCAGCCAGCCGGTGAGCTGCTCTTTCGCAGCGAACGTGCCAATCGGGTAGATATACGCACCGTTTTCGATCTTCACACCCTGCCAGTTGAAGTCCTGTGCGCTACGCTTGCCAAGCACGGGGCGCTTCTCTTCACCGAAGCCCTTCACGCCGAAGAAGCCTTCGTGAGCGTGATCACGCAACCATGCATAGCAGCGCTGCGCGTTGTAACCGGTGTCCACCGCACAGGCCCTCACATAGAGATCCCGGCCCCATGCATTGCGAACTGGCGTGCGCACGATGTCGCGCATCTCGCTCCACGGATCGTCTTCGTTGGTGTCGCCATAGATCACGCGGTAATCGACGATCCACACTTCCTCGCCGGGCCCCCAGGCGATGATCAGCAGCTCCAGCCGGTCGGGCTGCACGTCGACCGCCGCCGTTAAGACGAGGCCACCGGGCGGCACCGTCCCGAGGCGATATGTCACCGCCTTCGCACGCTCAAGCAGCGCGTTTGCCTTGATACGGTCACCGGGTTGCTCCCACGTGAGCGCAAGACGCGTGTTCCAGAACTTCTTGAGCTTCGCGTGATCGCCGTTCTCTGCGGCCTTCTCCGCTTCTATGAACTCGCGTACCAGTGCCGGCCATCGGACCCACGGCGAGTACAGCGAATTGATCAGGAATCCCGCGGCCTTGCTCGGCCCCGGCGATTCGGCGATCCAGCGCCCCGCCGCGAGGAGATCGGGCTTGTGACGCTCCTCGATCAGGCATGCGCACTCCGGGTCCGCGCAGATGTACGTCACCGTGTCGGGATCATCGTTGACCCAATGCAGACGCCTGCGTCCATCAGCATCTGCCCACACGAGCGGCTGTTCGGTGCCGCAATGCGGACACTTCACGTAGTAGCGTCGCCGGTCGCTCTGCAGATACCGGAACTCGATCTCCGAGGCGTCTTTCTCCGTCGGCGTCGACGTGTAAAGTCGCTTTGCACGGGCTCCGAACGTATCCTGACGGTTCGCCGCCAGCCCGATCGGATCGCCTTCGCCGTCGACGTCGCCTGGATACGCGTCGACCTCATCGAAGTGGATGTTGCGCGCCGGCATCGAGCGCAGCCCCACCGCGCTGTTCGCCCCGGTGACCACGACCATCGAGCCGCCTGCGAACTCCTTTTCAAGAATCGTGTTCGCACTGTCGCGCGAGCGCTTCTCGGCGGCCTTGGCCTTGATCACCGGCGTGCTGTCGACCATCTCAGCGAGACGCTGACGGCTCCACCGTTTGGCAAGCGTGAGTGTCGGCAGCACGACGAGGAACGGGCTCGGCA